TTAGTTGTTCCATATAGTCATCACCGTAGTCGTCTTTGGCCTGTTGTTCAATAGTTTCACAGGTGCCCATTTAAATATACAAAGATTTTAAGTTATCACCTGAACCGTTTTTTTACTGCACCACCTCCACCCGATGATACTACAAGTAAAAGTATTAACATCATACACACCGACATGATTACACCACCCACACCACCCGCACCAAGTTGTTGTTTTCTATTCGTCTTCAAACCGTCTAAACTTTTTGGGATGTACGCTTTGATTCCAGTTTCTTCTTCTTCACCTCCACCTCCACCTCCACCTCCACCTCCACCTCCACCTCCACCTCCACCTCCACCTCCACCAGATGGGGTATCCCCTGACCCAGAACTTGGTGAATTTGTACTCTCAGCTGAACAATCCATACTCTGATCGACCGTGACACTACCACCAATAATATCACCATAAAATTCTACATCTTGTTTACATATAGCTATTGTTTGAGAACAAACATCTGGTTGATTATTCGGTAAAAACTGTCCAGTTCGCGCACATATACCTTGTGCAAAACAAGTTGGTGTAAAAGATTTAACGTCGAATTCGGTAACAGCACTACCAGGATATTTATCAAATCCAGCCTTAACTTCGCTACACCCAGGAATCGTTGATTTTTCCTCTATGCACCTCTTCGTACCATAATGAGATATGTTTCTACATGCACATCTTTCATCGGTTTCATTTCCATCACAGTATAATTGTTCATTGGTTGATCTCAGAGCCCCCGAAATCTTATTCCAACACGTACTACCATTAGTGTGAATCACTGCAGATAGATTTTCCACTTTTGTACAGAATCCCGTAGAACTTACACCTGGTATATCCACACCCATTACAATTTGATCCCAGAGAGTCTTACGAGTCTCACTTTGTTTAGCACCCGCACCGTTGGCACTGTTCATATGTGCCGAACCCGACCAGGCTTTAATATTTGCTGCGGTCGCTTTGGAATCGGGGACTTCACATCTAAATGCCATCGTCGCATCATAAAAGTTTTCAGTTTTACCCGTATAACCTTGTAGATTACCCCCCGAATCACTAGTACCACCTAACCATTTCGACTTACCTAATCCTTTACATGGGTGGTGACCTCCTAGTTCGCTATTATACGCAACCTCATTGTCACGTCCCACGACGTTACCATTCGTGTCTATTTCTATAGCTACACAATAGTGGTGATAACTACGACCTGATTTTTTCTTTCGTTTTCTTCCAACTCGGGTCTCACCTTCACGACCACCACAACTACTCCTCGCATTATATGTCTTGTGCCATGCACCAGAACCAACGTAGTACACCATTATTATTTACTATATATTTTTTTTCGAATGGTATATTAAATGAATGTTATATTGTTGTTGCTAATTTGCCTGACAATTTTTATAATATTTTACATGAAACACAAATATGTAGAAACAGATATTGATACCAGAATATTAGAAAAATCAATTCTTTCTAAAAGTGAATGTGAAGAATTGATTGAGATAGCAAAAAAGTATGATCTTGAAACAAAAAATGATGAAGTGGATGAAAAACCTGAACTTCAAATTGATATCGTAGCAACATCCGGGGTTAACGAAGAATTGTGGGCAAAGTGTAAACCGATTTACCTTAATAAACTAAAACCAATCCTCGAATCAATACCTTGGATACCACCAGACCAAAGAATCAATTATGTATTCCTGAGAAGGTATGAAAAAACTAAGAGAACACATATCCCTATGCACACGGATGATAGCTATTTAACAATGAGTTTTCTACTATCCGACACCAAGGATTTTGAAGGTGGGGAAATATATATTTTTGATTCAAATGGGTCTACTGAAATTGAGAAATGGGATGACAATTTTTATGAGGAAACTTCGAACCGTGAAAATTTTATAACTTCTCACCCAAATCTCCCTATCCTGGATTATCAACAGGGGGATTTAGCTGTGTACACGGGTGGTAAAAATTACCATGGGACATTACCCATAAAAGGTGGTGAACGTTATATACTCACTTTCTTCTTAGACAAAGCAGTCCTTACTTAAGTAAATTTCATAACTGCTTCAATTGTTTTCTTCTTTTTCACTTCTAGCATCTCAGTCCTAGCTCTCATCAGCATCCATATTATCACAATTAGAATAGCAAAAATTAATATCATTCTGTTAAGATCCATTAGTTAATTTATACTGACATTTTTTTTCTCAGGTCATTATAAAAAACCATGGGAGGAGGTGGCAGTCAAACTGTGAACCAAACATTCAACATGGACGTTGTGAATAAAAGTCTAATGACTGTCATTACAAATAACCAACAGTCTCTTTCCGCTGCTATGAGCAACATACAGAAAATTAAAGTTAGGGTTGGTAACATGGGTCCAGACTGTGATATTAAATTAGGGCAGAAGATTGATGCTACATCACAATCAAGTGCAGTAATGTCACCAACGACAGTAAACGAAGCAAAAACAGTCGTATCAAACGAACTCGTAGCATCTGCTGCCGCTGCGATGGAAAAAACAACCGAGGCGGGGAACCTGCAATTTGGTGATAAACAAAATATGAACCAAGAGGTTAATATGGCAATTGAAAACGTGATTGAAAATACATTCGAAACGAATAACCTGAATGAAGTAATTTCTGAGATGATTAACTTACAAGAAGGTGACTTGGAAATCAAAAACTGTAATGGTAAACTTGATTTTAAACAGGATATCGTTGCCACTTTAATGGCTGAAGCGATTACCGAGTCTCTCACTCAAAACATCGCTGACAGTGAGATCCTCAACAAACTCGAAGCGGCGACAGAGGGTTCCCAGAAAACCGAGAACAAGGGTCTTGCTGACATCGTTGATTCTGTATTGGGTCCTATGAAATATGCCGTTATCGCGTCTGTATGCTGTGTATGTGTACTCGTACTTGGTTTGGTTGCCATGTTCCTGTCCCCAGCGGGTCAGAACATGGGTAGAGAAGGTATGAAGAAGTTTTAAAATAATTAAATAAAAATGTAATTCACTTCACTAACTTAAAGAGCTATTCAGTCTTTATGTTAATGATTCTAAGTATCGACGTGGGTATAAAGAATTTGGCGATATGCCTTCTCGATGAGGACAAAAATAACCTGGTTGTTGAGTGGGATGTTGATGGTATCCCCCCACAACATAAGGATGGTGTCTACGTTTCCATGAGAGACCACCTAGATGCTCGTCCATGGGTCCTTGGTGCAAAGACCATTCTCATAGAAAAGCAACCCGACCGCAATAAAAAGATGGTTTCTGTCATGCACTTCCTCCATGCCTACTTCATAATCAGGTGTCCCAATGCTGAAACTATTCTTTACGATGCTCGTCACAAGATTCCAGATGTTGCAGGACCTGGTAAGGCACAGTACAATAAGAGGAAGAAGGTTTCCATCGAGAGGTGTGAAGCCTTTATCCGTAGCAACTCTGTAAATTCTCACTGGATTGATACATTTGTAAAATCTAAGAAGAAAGATGACCTCGCAGACACTGTCATGCAAGCACTCTCATTCGTGAATAGGAAGGAGGTATTACCAGCTTCACAAAAGAAGAAGTCTACAAAGTTGGTGGCACGTCGACCAAATGAGAATCAAAAAATGACAAAGTATTCAAAATCAAACTTAGCTTGGATTTATCTAAACAAAGTTGAATGTGAAGTTATTGAAAATAATAAAAGATTTATGAAAGATCTAAAGAGGTATTACAGAGACATCAATGAGTTGATTAAAGATATGAAGTAAAGTATATACAAATGAGTCTCACCATCCGTATGTGTGCCCCCGTCAACAAAACCAACCTGGACAAGGTTATCAAGAGTAACAAGCGTCTCAAATCAGCCTTTCATTCCCAGAAGAGTAAAAGATTGAACCATCGTATAGCCCTCGATGAGCTCGATACATTCATGGAACTTGTGGATGACGCGATGGATGCCATGAATGAGACAAAAGTTGATATTGAAAAGACACAAGCGAAGTTGTACAAACTTTATGATTTTTGCGGAGAGGTTCCAATGGATGATAAATGTAAATATTAAAGAATAGAACGGATAGTTATCCATAATGAAGAAAGTATTAGATCATGGTTTCGTAGAACTCGTTGACCACATGCCTCAACAAAACCTAGATAAGGCTATTGTTGATGGCGCTCGTGTGAGTTATCAGACGGGTACTACAACCACTAGAGGAGATAGAGGTCTTATCCGGTATCTTGTTCGAAACTGGCACACTTCACCACTCGAACTCGTTGTCTTCAAGTTTCGTATCAAGGCACCCCTATACATTGCTCGTCAGTGGCTTCGACACCGAACCGCATCTGTGAATGAGATGTCCGCCAGGTATTCTATCGTTGATGAAGAGTATTATGAACCAGAAGTATTGCGTAAGCAATCTGAAATAAATCACCAAGGATCAGAAGGTGTAGTGGAAGTTGACGAAACACTCACAAAAGTCATATCCACGCAATATAAGAACGCCTTCAAATTGTATCAACATCTTTTAGATACGGGTGTATGTAGGGAACAAGCTCGAGGTGTCTTACCACAATCAACCTACACCTCTTTCGTGTGGAAGATGGACCTCCACAATCTCATGCATTTCTTGCAATTGAGAATGGATCATCATGCCCAAGAGGAGATTCGAGACTATGCCACGGCTATATATGAACTTGTCCAACCCCTGGTACCCCACTCTATGGAGGCATTCATGGACTTTCGTGTAAATTCTATGCAGTTGACTGGTCCTGAAATTGAAGCTATAAACTCTGGGAAAGAAATTGAATCTCCAGGTGAAAGAAGAGAGTTTGAAGAAAAATTAAAACGATTAAAAATTAATATCAACACATAATAAATGCTTGCCATTACAAACACTTTCACTGTATTCGCTGCCGATAAGAAGAACAAGGGGTTCAAGAAGTTGAGTAAGAAGATTCAAAAGGAACGCGACACTGACG